TAAAAATGAAACGTTACATGAAACGTTTCAAGAAACGTTACCTGACGAAGAAGTGAAACGTTATAGAACAGAAACAGAACAGAAACAGAAACAGAAACAGAACAGAACAGAAACAGAAACAAGAGCTATGCCGGAAAAATCCGGCCTCTCGCTTTCTGATAGTTTTTTAAAATTCTGGAATACCTACCCTAAAAAATCAGGATCAAAAAAAGCAGCATTTGAGCAATGGAAAAAACTCAACGGAACTAATCCGGGCATTGAGGTTATTTTAGCAGCTATCAAAGCACAAACCGAGTGGAGGGCAAACGCCAGGGATGGGGACTTTCGGCCAGAATGGAAAGACCCTGAACGCTGGCTTAAAAACCACATGTGGGAAGCGGAGTTTGTTGTTGATAAAAAAATCACTCTTCAGGAATGGGCCGTAAAAAGACAGGCGGAAATGGAGGCAGAGGAAAAAAATGCAGTTACATGAATTTACCAAGGCAGTTTCAAACCTATGCGATTTTTACGAACGGAAAGAACCAAAGCAAGCCACGATTGAATTATGGTTTAAGCTGGTTAATCGGATGCCATCAGATCCTATCGCGTGGATTGTTCAAAAAATACAGGAAACCTCTGATAGTTTCCCGCGAAATATAACCGCGACATTTTGGGCCTCTTACGGTGAATGGCAGAACGCAAATCCCGATAAGAGAGCTCATAGAGCATTTTTTGACTGCCCTGAATGTTCAGAGGGGTTAATATTAGCCAAAAGCAAAACAAGTAGGTGTAGTTATGTTTTTCGGTGTATCCGGTGTAAGCAAGACAATACCAAAGCATACCCGCAGGCAAGCAGACTTGATTTATTACAAGATTACGATGTGAGGGAAACTGCTTAATGGCAGACCGGCGATGCAAAGAGTGTGGCCAGGAAGTGCCCAAACAAATCAATGTTCCCGGCTACCATTGGGAAGTTACCGAAGGATATAATTTCGGCCATTGGGTAAAGGACAAGCGAAAGAAGATAACCATCACAAATGACGGGGGAAAAAGTGGCGAAATCTACAAAGAAAACTGCTGAGACCAAGAGGGCGCATCGTTGGTGCAGCTACGAAGATCGGGAAGCAGAATGCCCACGTTATGAGAAGGCAAAGTATCCTAATGCCCAGTATTGTATTTATCAGATGTGGACACTTGAATGCCTGCACCACGGAATGGAGACACATGAGTAAACCAATAAAAATAATCGCGCAAGCAACTGGGTTTAAAAATTTGCGTATTGAGGGTGGTTTTCGATTAACTTTTGATTTGTTCGAGAGTAGAGATCAGGACATTGCCATGTGCGCCCTGCTGGTAAACAAGCGGGCAAATTTGAAACTTACTATCGAGCCGGTGGAGGAAAAGAAGAATGGCTTATAAGAAATTATCAGAAGAAGAAACCAAAAGAATTTGTGAGCTGGCCGCAAAGGAAGCCGCTGATGAAATAAGAAAAGACCTAATGGGGACTAAATATTTAGCCATATTTGAAAAAATGGATGCGGACGGTCTTTTTGAAAAGAAAACATCACCAAAAACAAAACGTATTATGTCAGAAAATTACCGGGTGAGATTTAAAATATTTAAACGGGATGGATTTAAGTGCCAATATTGCGGGCGATCACCCAAAACCGATAGGAATGTGGTTTTGCATCTTGACCATATAAAACCAAAATCAAAAGGTGGAGATAATTCAGAAAGCAATTTAACTACGGCTTGCCTTGAGTGTAATATTGGGAAAAATAATATTGAATTATGAGGTGGTAATGGACGGCGAATGGATTGTTGGATCACGGGCAATAACAGCTTATCTACAAAAGGGGTGTTGGAAAACGACAAAGTCGTGGATTAAGCGATATAATGCGCCAATGCGGCGGTTGATTGATGATCGTCCGGCTTTTCTGCGTAGTGAATTAAATACATGGTTAATAAATACAAGTAACGAAATAACAACCTTTAAAACGGAAGTAAAAAAATCAAAAACTGACTTTAAATCAATAAATAAATAATAACTTTCCCTTAAAATACCCCCATGTCACCCGTATATCGGGTTCTTGTGCAAATCTTTTTAATAATTCATAATATCCCAAAATGAAGACAACAAAAGAGAAGGCTCAGATTGGGATTACCGAAACCGTAAGGTTGCGGCAAGTTGTTTTGAAAGAATGCGAAGCCGCCGGACTTACTAAAAAGCATGTAGTCAAGCGCCTTAAAGAATCATTAGACGCATTTGAAAACAAAGTGTTCTTCGATAAAGATCGTGGCCGTTGTTTTGTAGGCCCGGATGAAGTGGCACATCGTATCCGGCTAGATGCAGCTAAACTCACAACCTCATTGCTGGATATGATGCCAGCGGAGAAGGTGGACGTAACCGTAAATAATCTTTCGGAGTTGATTAAAGATGCCCGCAAGCGAAGCACAAAGAGACCCTGAAATTGATTTAATTGAGGATATCGCGGCATTCACGCATGACCCGCTTGGTTATGTGCTTTATGCGTTTCCGTGGGGATCGGGCGAGCTAAAGGGTAAATACCCTGATCAATGGCAGATTGATTTATTAAAAGACATCGGACAAGGGCTGATTACAGTCAACCAGGCAGTCCAAACAGCTACAGCATCAGGTCACGATGTGGGCAAATCAGCATTAGTGGCATGGCTGGTATTGTGGGGCATGTCAACCCATGAGGATACAAGGGGAATCGTTACAGCCAACACAGATACACAACTCCGAACCAAAACGTGGCCGGAAATAGCAAAGTGGCATCGGCTGGCGATTAACAAGCACTGGTTCACCGTTACAGCAACCGCAATCTATTCCACCGATAAAACCCACGAAAAGAACTGGCGTGTTGATATTATCCCATGGTCACTTGTGAACACGGAAGCTTTTGCCGGATTACATAACGAGGGTAAAAGGGTTATCTTGATTTTCGATGAAGCATCGAGCATTCCAAATATTATCTGGGAAGTGTCCGAAGGCGCGATGTTTGACGCTGACACAGAGGTTATTTGGGCGGTATTCGGCAACCCGACACGTAATACAGGGCGTTTTAAAGAGTGTTTCGGACGGTTTAAACACCGCTGGATTACCCGGCAAATAGATTCCCGCGACTGTAAAATTCCTAATAAGCAGAAAATCCAAGATTTGATTGACGATTACGGTATTGATTCAGATTTTGTTAAAGTTCGTGTTCGTGGGTTATTCCCCTCAATGTCAGTCATGCAGTTTATTTCAACCGATGACGTTGATAAGGCTTATGGTCGACCAATTCACATAGATCAATACAGATTTGCACCGAAGATTCTCACTCTCGACAATGCCTGGGAAGGCGATGATGAAGGCGTAATTGGATTACGTCAAGGGTTGGCCTTTAAAATCCTCCGCACCTTTGCCAAAAATGACAATGATGTTCAGGTAGCAACAATGCTGGCCTTGCTGGAAGACCAAGAAAAGGCCGATGCTGTATTTATTGATGCTGGATATGGTACTGGCGTGGTGAGTTGCGGGAAGTCATGGGGAAGGCTGTGGCGGTTGGTTTGGTTTGCGGAGAAGAGCACGGATGACGGTTGTTTAAACAAGCGTGCTGAGATGTGGAAGAATATGCGGGACTGGCTCAAAGATGGTGGTTGTATCCCTCCTGATCCTGTCTTGCAGGCTGATTTAGTTGGCCCTGAGACGGTGGGAAGGACTGACGGTAAAGTGCAGCTAGAAAGCAAACAAGACATGAAAAAGAGGGGGATAAAGTCTCCGGGCAGAGGTGATGCCTTGGCTTTATCGTTTGCGTTTCCGGTGTCGCAGAAACAAAAACCGAGAGGACACAAGAGCACAGAACAAGCCCCGGCGTGGAGTCCCTTTGATTAATATACGTAAAGCTAAAGAATCAGACATGGACGCAATTATTGAACTTGGTAAATCTATGTATGTGGAATCGGACTATCAGGGAATGGCATTCAATGAGGATAAGTGCCGCGCGTTTTTGTCAGTGGTTATTACAACAGGTTTGGCGATTATTGCAGAGAAAGACGGGTGGATAGTTGGGATGCTGGGAGCGGGAATACAGCCGCATATTTTCACAGATACATTAATGAGCTGGGATGATCTAGTTTATGTTTTGCCGCAATATAGAGGAACAAGAGCAGCACAACGACTGATAACCGTCTATATCGCATGGGCGCAGGAGTTAGGTGTCAAAAGAGAAAATATTTACATTGGTATTAACGCAGGGATTAACATTGATAGAACCGCGCGTTTTTATCACAAGTTAGGATTTAAGCGATCTGGCATAAACATGAAATTACAGGAGGAATAAAAATGGGTTCAGGCTATAAGAGATCACTACTGCCGTTTAAAGCAACGCCAGCGCCACCACCGCCAGCACCGGCACCGACAGTAAACGATCCGGCAGTTGAGGCGGCTCTGTTAAAAGAAAAAATATTAAACCAAAAAAGACGCGGCAGAAGTAAAACACTGCTTGAAGAAAGTTACGGCGGGCAAGGAGATCCCGCCCTTAAAGATAATTTAGGTGAGTAACAACATTTAACAAAAAAGGAGGATTTTGAACATGAAAAGGATTTTAAGGATTTTAAGTGTTTTATGTATATTATTATTCGTAGGCATTTCGTTTGCGGCAACCGGGCCGTTTCCCAATAAGGAATTTGGGCAAGACATGGGTAAGAAGTATCGCTCTTATAACGACCTTTATTTAAAAAACACGATCTATTTTGAGGGCGCTACAAGTGATGCTTATTACACCAAATTTTTGATCACTGATCCGACCGCTAACAGGACAATAACCTTTCCCAATTCCAGCGGGACGGTAGCACTAAGCGCAGTCGGATTGACCTGGGACATGACAGGGACTTCCTACAAGACCACTTTAACAGCAACGGAACCAACAGCTAACAGGGTATTTACCTTGCCTAACTATTCTGGAACGGCGATGATTTCTACGTTAGCCACTAACGAGCCAGCAGTTGCTAATTCTGTTTGGGCGGTATCTAACGGTCTAGTTTTTGAGAATGCAGCCGCAACCTATTACACGAAAATAGCCAGCAGTGCAGTAACGGCAGACAGGACCATAACACTTCCTGATGCTTCCGGTGTACCAATTTTAGCATCTGGTGTACCGGGTGCGGCGGCATCAGTATTTGGAGCTTCAAACTCCCTCGTATTTGAGGGTGCAACAGCCGATGAATTTGAAACGACCTTAACCGTGGTTGACCCGACAGTTGACCGAACAATTACTTTACCCAACGCATCTGGTCAGGTAAAAGTCGCCTGTGGTTCAAGCAAAGATTACGCTGGTGGCAATGCCGATTGGAATATGACCATTGCTGAGGCATCCTGTACTTATGTCTCAACGACAAACGCGGCAACGGGCGGAGCTAATGCAATCCTTCCATCTTGTGCGGCTGGACAGCAATATGTCCTTTATAATACCTCTGGACAGACAGTAACCTTGAAAGTGACCGGGCAAACAGGCGCAGCAGTGGCAACCTCCAAATATGGGTTGTTCGTATGTACAGGGACAGACGTTTTGAGGTATTACACAACTCCATAAGTTTTAACTTTTGAGGGCGCAATGAAAGAAGCAGACCTTAAAAAATTAGTAACGGGCAGACAGAGCAAGTTGGAGTCTCTTCGACAGCCGATGGTTGACGTATGGACTGATGTAAGTAATTACGTCAACATCGGCCTGGGCGATATGACCAATAATACCAACCTAACGCAGCAGACTATGAGCGCACTGGGAAAGAAGTCTTTTAATGGCACGGCAATCAGTGCGGCGGTATTGTCCACGTCCGGTATCCACGGCTATCATGTATCACAGGCTTTCCCGTGGTTTTCTTACATGATGTCTCGGAATGCCCTGAATAAAGTGCCTGAGATTAAAGAATGGCTACAAGATGAAGAGCAAGAGGTTTATTCAACACTCAACAACTCTAACTTCTATGCGGAAATGTGGCCGTTTATCTTCAATGGATTTACTGTGGGTACATCGGCTATCTACGGGGAATATGATTTTGACGCAAAACAGGTAGTTTTTGAGAGCGTTCATCCCCGCGAATTATATGTTGCGGAAAACAGATATGGTGCGGTTGATGTTGTCCATCGGAAATATCGCTTGACAGCAAGGCAATTGGTTCAGAAATTTGGCGAGAAAAATCTTCCTCCGGCGATTAAACAGGCTTACCGGAATAATCCATTTGGTGACTTCGAAATCATCCATGCGGTATTCCCAAGAGAGGAGTATGATGATCGTAAGGCGGACTCAAAAAACAAGAAATTTGCCTCTGTTTGGTATGCGACCGGATCAGGAAAGATATTGGGAGAGGGAGGATATGACGTATTCCCGTATAAGGTCTGGCGGTATATGCGGTTTTCCAACTACGCTTATGGTTTATCTCCGGCCATTCTCTCCATGTGCGACATTAAGGGGTTAAATCTTATTACCAAAACAATGTTGGGCGCGAGACAAATGATGGTTGACCCGCCCCTGAACGTACCCTCTGATTTGGTGGGTAAAGTTCAATGGAAACCTCGCGGGATTAATCCCTATGACAAAGATGGCATGTTCATCCGGCCAGCGCTTACCAACAACACCTTACCAGCTGGTGAAAATCAAGAAGACCGTATGGAACGTTCTCTTAAAGAAAGATTCCACGTTGACAGTTACTTGATGTTGACACAGTTAGGCGGATCAGGGCATCGCACGGCTTATGAAGTATCCGAAATGATGGGTGAGAAGGCGGCTATTTTAGGAGCCGAATTAACCCCTCTTAATGTTCAAATGGATGCTGTTCTCGAGTTGGTTTATTCATTGAAAGCGGGACTGGAACCTGACTTTATGGGGAGCATTACACCACGACCTGATGTTTTGTATGAATTGGCGATGGAAGGGGACTCTTTTAGTCCCACCTATTTAGGCCCTCTGGCATTGGCGCAGAGACGACTTTATAAGACACAAGGGCTAAGAGGCGCTCTTGAGGCCATCGGCCCGGTTCTCCAATCATTCCCTGAATCAAAACGGGTAATCAATGGGGATGAAACTGTTCGGGCAATACTTGAGAGTTATTCATTCCCGCAAAAAGCAATTAATGACAAAACGACAGTGGAGGCCGCAAAGCAAACAGAAATACAGGCAATGCAGGCGGCACAGCAAAAGCAAACAATGCTGGATCTGGCTGGTGGAATAAAAGACGCTTCGGCGGCAGATAAGAATTTAGGCAATCCATTAGGGCAAATATTAGCACAAGCAACCGGAGGAGGATAAAATGCAGCAGCGGCTTGATTTCTTTCCCGGGAAAGACTTGATGCAGAATTACCGTAATGTTTTTGGTGTGCATGACGGGCCGAAGGTATTGAACCACATGCTTTATGAATTAGGTCTGTTTGAAGATACGAGTATGAACCCCGAAGACTCAGCCCTAAAGAATTACGCCTCAAGGCTATTGCGGATATTAGGCGGCGGAGAAGTGAGGCAGGCAGCGGTTGAATTATTAATTAAGCAGTTAAATCTACAACCATTGCCGAAAGAGAAAGTTGATGAATAACCTTATTGCCTACATAAAGAAGTTAATTACCGACAGATATTACGGTAAGATCATTATAAGTTTTGAAGCTGGGCGAATTGTCCATTTTGAGAAAAGGGTAAGCGAGGATGCAAAACAGTTTAATTAAATAATTTAACGCTATCAAAAGAATTGAGGCGACTTGAATCCTGAAAGTATCAGGGTTGGTCGCCTTTTTTATTTTAACAACTTAGGAGGATTCTAAATGAGTGAAGAAGCCAACAATCAGGCCGGAGGAGACGAGGGCGGAAATCAAGGCGCGGTTGAAGTTCCTAAATGGATGTCATCATTGCCGGACGCTTTTAAGAGCAACGAAACCCTAGCGCAATATAAAGACGGTGCGCCATGGGAAAAAGTCGTTAATCTCTTGGGAGCCGAAAAGTCAATGATTCAGATTCCTGGCGAAAAAGCAACCGATGAGGAGAAGCAGCAATTTTACGCGAAACTAGGTCGTCCAGAAAAGGTGGACGGTTACGAAATAACAAAACCCGCTGATTTACCAGAACGCATACCGTATGAACCGGCTATTGAAACCATGTTCACGAAGTTTGCCTTTGAAAAGGGTTTGTCTAAACAACACGCAAAAGATGTGTGGGACTTTTATTTCAACACCGCTAAAGACGGCGCGGAAATAGAGGCAAAGAACATCGAAAAAGCGCAGGAAGAAAGCGTTAATGCCCTAAAAACAGAATGGGGTACAAAGTTTGAGGGCAACAAGAAAATCGCTGAAATCGCTTTTAAGAGGTTTGGAAAAACCGGGGCAAACTTATTAGACGAAGCCAAGGTTGGCAATATCCGGCTTGGTGATCATCCTGCCTTCCTCAAGACTTTTTATGAGATCGGCATTAAAACGATGGATGACAAGGCATTATCTGGGAAGGAAGGCGGGAGGGGACAAGATAGCGGTGATGCAGACCAAAGGGCCGCAACATTGATGTTCCCGTCAATGGCTAAAAAGGAGTAAATAATGTCAACATTAACAAGTAATTATAGCCTCGTAGAACAGGCTAAAAGAATAGACCCCGATGGTGAGTTGGCGGTTATTGTGGAAGTCCTAGATCGTGAGATGGGCATGATATTGCAGGAAGCACCCTGGATTGCCTCAAATGATACTTGGGTAAATAAGACTTTGCGCCGGGCATCTCTTCCGAGTTCCGCACGCCGGAAGTTAAATCAGGGCGTTGCAAAGGCAGTGTCGAGAACTACCGAAGTCATGGACGTTATCGAAATGCGCGGTGTCTATGCGGAATATGATAAGGATTGGATTGATTCATTTCCTGATCCCGCGAGAGCTCGCTTACAGGAAGCAAAGGCATTTATCGAGGGCTTAGGTCATGACCTGTTATCCGATATCCTCTATTGCGATTCAAATGCTGATCCTGATGGCATGCACGGCCTAGCTCCACGTTTAAACACGTTGGACGGTGAGTTTGTTATCGGCGCGAGTGGTTCCGGTGGGGACACGACAAGTATTTTTGTTGTTACTTGGGGAGAATCGGAAGCACATCTGATTCATCCGAAGAACATTGCCAATTTTGGGATTGAACACAAAGACCTGGGTGAAGTAACTATCACTGACGCAACAACTGGCGTTGCTTCTGCATCACAGTTTCAGGGTTATCGTGATTGGTTCCAAGTGAAATGCGGCTTGGTGGTTCGTCATCCGAAGTGCATTGGCCGTGTTGCAAACATTGAGTCGGCTGGGTCAACCAACATATTTGACGAAGATCTGTTGATCAAGCTGTTGAACAACATGAAAATCAACGGAAACACCCGTATATATTGCAACCAGACCGTCAAAACTCAGGCAGAAATCAAACTGAAAGACAAAACGAATGTTTACTGGACTGTTGACAAAGGTCTGGAAGGAGTTCCGTTCCTGTCGTTCCGTCAGATTCCCGTCAGAATGATTGACAAAGACATTCTGCTCAATACGGAGACGGTGGTTGCATAAGTAGTTTAACATTTAACGAATTAAGGAGGGCTTAATATGCCTATCATGGATGCAGAATTATTGCTTTGTGAGGAATTGGACATAAACGGTGTGAGTGGTGCAGACACTAACAGCACAAACGAAATATATATTCCTCAGATTAAAAATCACAAGGGGGCGGCTAGTGATGATTCCCCTAACAACAGTGGAGAACTGTTTTGGAATTGCGTTGTAGAGGGCGCTGATTTGTTGGCTGGCACTGATGGCTCAACTATCAAGTGTGATCTTTATAATCACAGCGCCACGGGAGCTGTGGCCGCAGGTGAGATTATTTTAACCAAGACCATCACAGCGAATACTCCGACTGAACACCCGGACGGAACACAGTTGTTTAGTCTGGCGTTACCGGCTGGCCCGCTTCATCCGTATTTCGAAGCGGAGTTTACAATTGGAGGCCAGACATTGACAACTGGCAAAGTTACTTCGTGGA